TTGACAGCTTTTACCAGCTCCCTTTCGAGTACGTGGTTCAAGCCTACTACCAAGCCCAGAAAATTTACCAGAAAGAGTTACATGCGCACGAGAGGCCTATTGCGCTACAGAGTAGCTTAATCGCCAATGTAAACAGGGACTCCAAAAGGCAACGCAAGCCCTATAACGCAGAAGACTTCTACCTTTACCAGCCACGTGACGAACAGGATCTGCCCGCCGGCAGGTGTGGCGCAGCGGCTTTGGCGCTTATTGAGCGGCGCTTGTTTCCCAGCTGGGCCTTATTCTGCTACAGGGAGCTTGCCAGTGGTGCTAGCAGCACTCCACCAGCCCTTCTGGCGTTTATTAGCGATACTGCGATACTCCTGGCTCCGGTCAAGACCAGCGACGGCTACAAGGGTATGCTTATCGCTCAGGAGGCCGCAGGAGACTCCTGGCATCAATTCAAGTCGCCATGCGGAAGGATCGAGACCCTGTACGTTCCCAGGGTCCCAACGAAGGTGATGGCTCAGGATAATATCTCTCTCAGGCGGAAATAGGCCAGCCTTCAAGCTCGAGGATCTGGTTGATGTACTGATCAACCTTCTTGGCGTCTTCGTCGTCGTAGTAGCCGAACTCGTGGATCTCGCCAGAGAGCCAGCGGCGAATGCGCCACTCGCCTTCGATGCTGTAGAACGGCTGCATGCGGTACCAGGCCACCCACTCCATGGACGACTTAGCTTGGTTGCAGGAAGCACAGGCGGGGATCACGTTGGTTGTGCGATCCTGGCCGCCACGGGACTTGGGGCGGACGTGGTCGATGGTCAGTTCAGTCAGGCTATCGTCGTCGATAGGGGGCTGGCCACAGTAAGCGCAGCGGTTATTCCAAGCATCTTTAATGGAATCCCGCCACTGCTGACGGGCCTCACGCCGTGTCAGAGCAGTCATGTTGAAAAGGTAGTCGGAGATCCGTTCGTACAGGGGAAGGTTGGGCCTGTGATAAGCCATCCGAATTACCAATTAGTAACAACGGAAGAGCGAAGGCTTTTGTGAAGCGATGCCATAAGCGATCCTCGTTGTTGCTCTTAGTCTACCAGGGGTAGGCACACTAAAACGACGCTTGAGACAGCCTGATGGCACAGACTTTTCCCACTTCTGCCCAGGTGGTCTACAGCACTCTGGCAGCTGACACGAATCTAACGGCTTTACTAGGTACTTATACCTTTGCAGTTGGAAGCTCTTACCCCGCGCTTTCTGTCGTCTCTCCAGGCGAGAACTTGCCGGCAACGCGGTCGGTATCCGGTCTCGAGTGCGTGATCCACGATCTGGGCAACACGCAGCCCAAAAGCTACGTTTCAAGCGCGGCCGACATGGTGGTGACTTGGCAGGTTTTCCTGATTGCCTGGGAGCCAGCAACCGGCGCCGACCTACAAGCCGCAACTGAACTGATCTGCAGCAGGTTCGCAAACTCCTACAGCACTCAGACCGTTGCAGTCTCTGACGGCCTCGGTGCCTTGGTCCAAAACAAGATCGTCATCCGTTCCGACAGCCCAATTTTGAGCTGATTGGAAATCTAACTAATGAGAGGGGCTACCTCTCAGATAGTCCCTTTCGCGAAAACTGACTATGGCCAACTATTCTGCTGCCTTCGGGTACGACTGCTACATCATCCCCCTCAAGTCCGCCTCTGTGGACACCGCCTTCACTGGCGTGACCACTGGCGTGGATGCCGCTGCTACCGCTTTCGTCGACACCACCACCGTTGTGGCTGCCGACGAGAAGGTCACCTACGCCGCTGGCGTGTTCTCTCTGGGCGCTACTCCCGCGGCTCAGCCCACCGACGGCACCATGGATCCCGTCAAGCTGCTGGGTCTGACCAACGCTGCCCTGGAGACTGACACTAACTCTGAAGAAGTCCTCACCTACGACGACGACCAGAAGGGTTACAACGTTTCGATCGCTACTTCCAAGTCCTGGTCCGTGAGCCTGGCTGGTGTGGCCGATTTCTCTGACGCTGGCTACCAGATCCTTCGCATCGCCGAGCAGAACACCGTGGCTGACAGCCTCCGTGTTAAGTTCGCTCGCGTGGGCCCCACTGGCACCACTGAAACCGTCTACGGCTACGGCACCTTGACCGGCTACACCGAGTCTGTGGAAGCTGGCGCGATCGTGTCCTGGGAATGCACACTGACCGGTTACGGCCCCTACGTCCTCGAGATCGACGAGAACGCTGGCAACTGATCCAGTCAAACAACCAACGGGCCCCGAAAGGGGCCTTTTTTAATGGCAAACTAAAACGACTTGTTGAGGACTGATGGCCGACAGTATTAGATACGACATCAAGATCAACAATCAGCAGGGCATCGACTCGCTCAACCAGCTTTGGGCGGAGGCGAGAAACGGGTCCGAGCAAGCACAGTATGCGATCAACCAGAGGCTTGGCGGCACGGTCAAGACCGAGATCGTCTTTGAAACGACGGTTGACGACAAAGGCATCAAGACGCTCCAGGCCGCGAGCAAGGAAACCCTGACAGCGTTTGACAAGCTAAACAATAAACAAAAGCAGCTCAATAAAACACAAGAAGGCTCTGTTACAAGTCTTCGCCAACAAGTCAACGCTGCCAAGCAGCTGCGTGACGGGATCGCCAAGGTTGCAACCGTGACCGATGAGGCGGCTGGCACTGTTGCGGGTGAGCTGAATCCCGCCTGGGCGGCAGCTGACGATCAAGTCAAGTCCCTGTCTGCATCATTGGCTCGCGCTAATGGTGACATCATGGGAGTGGCTAAGGCACAGTTTCCAATTATCGGCCAAGTGTTAAGCCTGGGCAATGCCTTTACTCAGCTAACGTTTATTGCCAAAGGAGTTATTGAAGTCTTCCAGGCAATTAACGCCGCTGTCCAGCCGCTAATCAATCGAGCTAAGCAGATTGAGGGCCTAACCTTGTCGCTTAGCGCTTTTCTCTCAACCCAAAGCGATGTTAACGCTGTTCTGGCCTCTGCGAAAGGCATCTCTCTTGAATACGGAACATCGCTGACTCAGATTGAGCGAGGCTACAAGCGTATTGCGCCTGCCATTCTCGCGGCGGGTGGGTCGCTGAGTGACGTCGAGGCCGTGGTTGAGAGCTTGGCGGCTAAGACGGTACAGCTCGGCTTGAATACCGAACAATCTGGTCGATACATTGAAGCCTTCGCTCAGGTCATGGGTAAGGGTAAATTGCAGGCAGAAGAACTTAACCAACAGTTCTCCGAACTTGACGGTGCTTTGCGCTCCCAGGTTGCTCTGTACCTGGAGGCTGAGTACGGGATTACCGACCTGAACAGCGCAATGCGAAATGGCGAGGTCACCGCCGAAAGGTTCAGTGAGGCTTTCGTCTTTGCGGCCAGGAGTGCCAGGCAGCAACTAAGCGGAGCGCTTGGCGAGATCCAGACTCGCCTTGATAGCATGAACATTTCGCAAATTGAAAATGTTCGCGCTACCTTGAACACAATCACGCTGGAGGGCCTAAACAATACCTTTGACGGTTTCGGAATGGCAATGCAACGAGTCGCTACGACTACCAGTCAATTCTTTGCTTCTTTTGCCAATAATATGCCAGCGCTAGCACAGTTCTGGCAAGACCTTAGCACCTTTGTTGGCAACTTTGTTGCCGTCGTCTGGCAGGGCTTTCTGAATGGAATTACGATTGCCGTGACAATACTTGACCGCTTCTATGGTATTGTCAACAGAATCATTGAAAGCCTTCGGAACATTCCGGGGGTCAGCCAGGCCATGGCTTTCCTTTCGGACGTCGGGCAGAACATTGCTCGGTCTTTCTGGGAAGGCAGTGACGCAATTATGGGCTTAGGTGAAACCGTTAACATTGCCAAGGGCGGCTTTGAAGACCTCCAGGTTAGTGCCGAAATCCTTAAGCAGCAGCTTGACGCTGGCGTAATTAGCGCAGGGCAGTACGAGCGTGGTTTGAATCAACTTTACTCAAATGCCACCAACAACTCTAAGGCACTGCTCGGTGCGTTTGAAGCAGAGGAAGCAAAGCTCAAAGAACTGAAAGAGCAGACTGACGCAAGGTTTGAAGCAGAGAACGAAAAGATCAAGGAAAACATTGATCTCAAAAAAGAGGCCCTTCAGGATGAGAAAGATGCGCTCAAAGAGGTTACGGACAACCTTAAGGAGAATTACGAGGAGCGCCGCTCAGCAATTCAAGAAGAAACCGATGCAATTAAAGAAAAGTACGACCTCGAGCTTGAAAACGCAACACAGTTAACTGCTGCACAAAAGGAAGAAAAGCGCCTTCGCCGAGAAAAGCTAGAGGCTATCCTTCGAAGCTCTGAGGCTTCCTACGAAGAAAAAGTACAGGCAGAGGCTACGCTTGACCGCCTGGATCAGCAGGTTGAACGTGAGAACATTAAGCTTCGTCGAGCTGAAGAGCTTAAGCAGAAAGAAAAAGAGCAGGCGGATCTTCGCAAGCAGTACGATGCAGACAGGAAGAAGGCAGAGGAAGAGTCTGAGCAGCGTCAAAAGGCCATCACCGCAGCCTTGGAAAAGCTGACAGATGAGCTCAAAAGCAACGAACAGAAGCAAAAAGATTACAATAAACAAATTGAGGAGTCAACTCGTTTGGTCAACGACCAAATTGACAGCCTTGATGATATTCCTGGCTTATTAGATACTCAAATTGGAAAAGTCAACGATGCAAGAGACGCCTACTGGGAGGCCGCCGAGGCGGCTCAGGCCCTTTCGGATCAGATCAGACTAGCAGAACAAGCCCAAGGCAATGGAACTCGAACGCGGAGAGCCAGCGGCGGTCCTGTTGCTGGTGGCCAGGTCTACACTGTTAACGAGTACGGCAAGGAAGGCTTCCTGTCGGCAAGCGGCAAGCTCAGCCAGATCAACGCTCCCTCCTGGGGTGACTGGAGGGCTCCTGGCGCCGGTACTGTTATTCCTGCGGACATCTTCGCAACCATGAAGGCCACCGGGGCTGCTAATACCGCCTCGCGGGCCGCTGGGGTTGTGTCTCGCGCCTCTGGCACCGGGGGAGACTTGCTTCGCGCCTTGCGCAACTACGGCTCCGGTGACAGCATCCAGAACAACGTGACCATCCAGGCCGCAAACACCACCCAGGCCGCAAGTGACATGTTGGTACAATTAACCAAGATCAAGCGTCGCCGCATCCGCTAATGTTCTACTTCGGAACCCCTGAAGACAACGCCAATCTGTTCCTCGACGGGGCTCTTTCTATGAGGGGGCCCCTTTTGCCCGACGTGCACGCCGACGAGATGTCGGTGCAGGATCTGCGGAATGCGCTGGCTTACGCGAGGATGGCCTATGAGGCCGCTCTGGACGCCGGTGCGGAGGATGACACCCTAGACGTGCTTCTGGCCCGTCACGACGCCGTATTCGAGGCTCTCGCGGCCGTTGACGATATGTTCAGGGGCCGGGTACTGGGAACAGTGCCAGGAAGGATCATATGGCTGAGTGGCTACGACGAGGACAACATTGCAAAATATAAACTGCTGGCGAGTGGCGTGTCGCTAGAAGAGCTGTCGGCAAACTAATCCAGCCAGGCCCGCATTCTGATGTCGACGATAACAGTTTCATACACGCCAAACGCGGGGTCTCCGAACTACAGCTTTACGTTCTCTGAGTTCTCTGGAGCTGAGCTACCCAGGGCATACCAGGCTGGTGCGACTTTTAGTCAGTCAGCTAACGGTGCTTCAATTATTGCTGGAGCACCTTACCGTCAGAAGTATATCTGGGCGGTTTCGAGCCCGATGACCACGGCGGATGCTGCAAGCTTTGACGTCATGTTTCAGGCGTGGGACGCCGACCGCTCCAATGGCTTGGCAGCTGCGGTGACGGTTGAGGACTCGACCTTTGGTGGTACGGTCAATGGTTCTGCAATTTTTAGCACTAATCCAACTTATACTCGCATGAGCCCAACCCACATGATGGTCGCTTTCGGCCTGTCGGAGGTTTGATAGATGGCATACCTCGTTAATCAATCACGGCTCCATTCACTGACTATTGACGGCGTTAACTACACTGACTCTCTCATCAGCTGGACCTGCTCTGACTCTTCCGCGCAAAAGCAAGGCTTAATTGCTACGACTGGCACTCTTATCCTGGGTCAAAAGCCCGGCGGCTATAACGTCGAAGATTACGACAGGAATAATTTCAAGCGCGGCGTGCTTGTTGTCATTCGGATGAGTTATCCTAGCGGCACGGTAGCTACTCACCCGCGTGGCTGGCTGTATATCATCGGCACCAGCTACAACCCGCAGAGTAACCAGCTTGAGATTGAGCTTGGTTGCCGTTTGGCCCTAGCCGCGCTAACTGAAGAGATTGATGAGCTCATAGGTCTGGCCCCGATCCCGCTGGACGTTGCTCAGCGAACGTACTCCAACGTTTCTGCATCTTTCGCCTCAGCTGGAAAGTACCTGTTCCAGGACAATCAGGGCGACTTCGTGGTGGGCACCTTTTTCGGCGGCGACAGTACTGCTGGAGTAGACGCTGGTGAATGGGTTTCCGTTCTTGGTGTCACGGCTTTGAGTGCAGCTCCATTGGCCGGTACCCGACCTATCCCTGACCAAATTGAGCTTACCTACCAGGTTCCCGCCGACGATGTGGCCAGTGACCAAACTGGTAAGATTGACCTGACCGAGACTGAGTCTTACTACTACCTGACATACCCTGCTGTCGTTTACGAGCGCGTAAACGATGGGACATTAACCAGTATTACTGGAACCCAGACCGCAGTGGCCTCTACCGGTCAAACAAGCTCTTGCGGCAACACGCCAGATCAGCCCGACGACAACGGCACTCCCTCTTGCAACGAGGGCTATGAGACCAAGCAGACGCCTTTGATCTTACCCGCTTGGCGTTACGAAGACCGTCAAACTGAGTACAATGGCCCCGCTGGCCAGGTTTCGCGGGTTTACTCCGAAGTTCGTGGTCCGGCCCTAGAAGCCAACCAGCAGTACTTTGCGGATAAATTCGCTTATTGCCGTTACACCTGGGCTACTGCTTGCCAGCCTAACGGTGGATGTGAAACTGAGGGCATGAATGAAATTGTGCTAAGTTATACCGAGCAGTTGAATTACTACGGTGAGGCTAACGAGCTGGTCAAGACTGTGACGGACACTTACAATACGACTCTGTCTGGCGCTCAGCCTTTTAACTGGCGCTCTGGTGTCGTGAACGGTGTCGCCCAGGACTTTCAGACGCTGAGCTTAACTGAAATGTATCGCGTAAACAGAGTTATTACCGAGTACACTTACGCCAACAACTCCAACACTCAAGAAACTACTACCTATACTAGCATTACCGCTAGGGGCTCTGGGATTTCGGGTGACATTGATGCACTCAATGGTATTAAAACTTTCGAGCGTCGGATCTCGACCACGATTAGTACTAATCCATTGATTCCTGACATGGTGAATACTGCTACTACTGCAACGATTGATAAATTCCTCACCTTGCTACTGTACGAGGACATTTACACGGAGCCGCCCGAAGAGTCTGGTCCCTACATCGCCAAAGAATCTATCCCAGTCCCTTTGCTGTTTGACACACAGGAGGCCATCGATGATATTGTGGAAAAGTACTCAGCCTATATTAAGGCCTGGACCAAGGGCGAGGCCTACAGTATTCAGCTCGGTGAAGCCTTGCGCGAAGAGATTGCCGATGGCTGGAATCCTGGCCATCCATTTCGTTACTACGACTCCACCAAGGGCGTACTAATGGCTATGCGCATGGACGCATGTCAGTGGGGCGTAAGCGAAGAAGGATCTGTTGTTGTAACTAATGGTGTTTGGATTGGTACCTCTAACGGCACCGTAACCGTTCCTAGTAACACTATTGGCGGAGAGATACCCGAGGGCCCGCCTCCCGACCCTATTCTGCCTCCTTCTGTTAGCGAGGAAACTTCTGTTGACTCTGGTAGCTTTCTCTTCAATGTTGACGTTCATTTCATGACGCAGGCATTGATGACCTTCACCAATCCTGCCCCTCCGGTTCCCGCTCAGGAGACGGTTGAGATAAAGGAAGCCTTTACCTGCTTTGTTGGCGGGATCATTGTCACTGCTGGTGACGTGCTTGCTCTTGAGCCGAACGGTCAGATCCCCACTGATTACCTTGGGAACGTGATCACTACCAACGCGACTGTGGTCGATGCTGACATCTTTGCCTGATAGGAATCCTACGGACGACTCTGATGACGTGCTATGGCGATTGCTGCTAAAATCTCACCCGCCGAGCTAACGGCACAGGTTACGAACCGTTTTGTGGGCAAATACTACGAAGCGCGGCTGATTAACGCTCCTGGTACGAGCTACATCCCTGGCACGACCAGTGACGCTACGTTTTTGACCAATGAAGTTGTTGCCGGTACTGGCGGATATACTCGCCAAGTCATCTCTTATGCTGGCGGCGATGTAAGTGCCTACAGTGACGATGGTGTAGCATTGGCCACTAAGGCGACTGTTTTCGCGCACGACGGCGGCGGAACCGCGCTCTCCTTTTCTCATGTGGCTCTGGTGGAGGGTAACGGCAATATCACCGCACTGGCGGCCAACAGCGGAGCTCCCTCTGCTGGTGTTAATGGCACTTACACCGACCTGCCCGCGGTTACAGGTGGTTCTGGTGCTGGCTTGACCGTCGACCTGACGATCACCAACTCTGGTGCCGCCACTATCGATTACGCCTTGACGATCAAGCAGGCTGGCTACGGCTACGCTGCGTCTGACTCAATTCAGATCCAGGAAGCTGTCCTGGTTGCGGCCGGTGCGGTCGCCGCCTCCGCTGGAGACATTACGACGACCGTAAGCACCGTCTACAGCAGCTCTGAGCAACTTTTGTCGGTGGCTCAGACTCCGAACACCGTCAACCTTACCGGTGGTAACGAGACGGTCTTTTACTGGAATCTCAAGCAGTTCGGCTACTACTCAGTCTGATGGCACTCCTTGACGACATACTGCGAATTTCCGACGCTCAGCGCCTTGTCGACCTGGAGCGCATTGAGTCAAACCAGCTGATTGAGGGCGACTTCGAGGGCAGTGTGACTGGCCGCTGGGTTAAGCTTGACCCCACTGGTGCGGGTATTGTGGAGTACAAATCCAAGAACTACGTGACCAAGCCCATCGGCTTTACCTCTATACCTGCGGGTGCGGCCGTCGAATTGTCCTTCGCAAAGGGCGTGTACTACAGCAAGTGGTAAAATGGCAATCAATCCTTCCGCTATCGCAAGTCAGAGCATTCAGGATGCTCCCGTCTTTGCGGTAGAAATTTTATCGTCTCAGCCCAGCGCTGGTCAGGTTTTCACGCCATCCAGGCCGCCTGGCCAGTTAGTGGCTTGGTACAATGGTTCCACTAGCCGGTTTGAGTTGTATATTGTCAACGGTGCTGGTAACCGTTTTCTTAAAGTCGTCCAATGAGTATTGAGCCTGCCAGACTTGTTATCGGATCCGCTAAACGGGACGGAGTAGGCGGGCGGAAGGTTCTGCCTCCAGCTTGTGTAACTATATTTCCTGTCAACCCTGCAACGGTCTCTTCATACGCAATTCCGGGTGGTGCAGTTGAGTCCACCACCCCAAGCTGCGTCGGTCAAATTGCAGCACACCAAAATCCCAGCTATCCCAATCAGGTTGAGCTCTTTATTGCCGATACCTTATCGACCTGGAAGAAGGTGAATTTCGCTTCTTTGTTAATTGATGTCAATACGGGCAAGCCTTATGATCCTAACGCAGGGTTTTACAACCCCTTGGCATCCTAGTCCAGCTGACTTGCCGAAATGAGCTGGGGTAACTGGGGCTTTGGTGGTCGCACTACTCGTCAGCAGGCCGCTAGCGGCTTTCTAAATACTGGCAACTTTAATACGGCTTTTGGTGGTACCGCCTGCCGAGGCTCTCGAGACTGCGCATCTGGCTACGCCTGCGTGGGCGGTCGGTGCGTGCAAAAGAGTTCACAGCAGAGCTCGACTGGCGGCACTTGCGGAGAGGGCACTGGTGGTGGCGGTTGCGGCGGAAACAGCGTTCAGATTCGCGACCTTCAGACTGGCGCAATTCTTGCCTCGGGTGATGCGGTAAGCCAGCAAGGTACCGCAAACGGCACCGTCTACAAGTCCTTTGCTTGGACGCCCGTCTACGGGGACGACGGCTGCACCGTTACTGGCTGCTCCTTGACAGAGTGTGGCGGCAGTCTGGACAGCGACTGCCCCCAGGGTTCGCGTGAATGCCGTTATGATGCGTTTGGCACCGTGAATTGCTTTTGTGAGCCGCCCCCGCAGATTGGCTGCAGCACCTTTTGTACGGCCTATGGCGCCTCCACTGGCACGACTGCCGAGGGCTGTAACGGCCTGGTCTGCGACGAGTGCAGTTACTGCGACGAGCAGTTTGTGTCGGCTAGCGGTATTTGCAGACCCCTCCAGTCTGGAAGCCCATGTCATTGCAAAAATGAACCCATTCCCGACTGCCACAGGTGTGATGAGAATGGCACGGTTGTACCTGATTCAAGCAGCTGCCAGGAGTGCGTTACTATCTATAACTATGAATGCGAAAACTGCAGCGATGGAGAGACCATTAGCAAGACGTGCTGCCAGCCGCTCGGAACCGATGGCTTGTCACTGACGAACAAGTGCCAAGACTTGCTGGAGCAAGACTGTCAGAATCTTTGCCCGTCCTCTGGCCCTGGAGGGGCTCCGCAGGGCCCCTGCGAGGGTGACTGCGAACCTAAGACACTCTGCCAGCCAGGCAGCTGCCCTGATCTGCCTCCGAACGAGCCGGGTCATCGCAACACCGCCTCTGGATGTATCGAGGCGGGTGGCGAAGGTTGCCTGTTGTATTACGATTGCGACGTGAGCGGTGTGTCGTCAACGTGTAAAGAGCCCGACTGCAACTGCCATAATGACTGCCCCAACTGTCAGCTTTGCGGTGCTAATGGTAAATGCTCTCCCGATCCGAGCTGCTCCAGCTGAGACGGCATCTGCTGCCCAGGCGCCCCTGATGATCGCTGCCCTGAATAGCAATACTGCGGGGCCGACCCTTATGGCATTCGCCGACAACACATGCGACTGTCTCTCCCCCTGTCCTAGCGCCTCGTTCCCGACTTTTTTTGTCGAGCGTGATCACCGACAGGATCTGCATGAGTCTTTAGACCCTGGGTATCCTAGTCTAGCTTTCGTGTCGCCGTGGCAGTTTTTCCTGACAGGATTATCCTTAAGAACTCCACGGATGCTCAGGCGGCGATTGAGTCTGCTATTGGGTCGGGTGGCACGGATGAGATCCAGCAGGGCGAACTGGTTATTGGTCGCGAGGAGGGTTCCGCTAAGCTGTACACGGTTGACTCCACGGGTGCGATTGTAACAATCTCTGGCGGCGGAGGTGGCTCTGCCACGCTTGGACGTGGCGACGGTGGCGACATTGACGGCACCACTGTAGACAGTGCTTTTGTGTTTGGCGTGTGGGGCGGCGGCGACTTGGACACTACGACAGAGGACAAACCTATCGAGCTTGTTGTGATCGGAATGGCAGACGGCGGAGATATCACCTAGGAATACTAGCCTAGCTGATTTTGATCCGTGGCAGTACCTTCTAACCGCGTACCAGTAAGAGTCGCTCGCGGCTTGAAGAGTGCGCTGACCGCGAACTTGGGCGACCTACTTGAGGGCGAGCTGCTATACGCCAAGGACGAAGATAAGCTATACATGGTTGAAGGCGGCGCCCTTGTCGCTACGAGGGCAGACCTAGCTGTTTCCTCTATCGGTGACCTGAGTGATGTCACGCTGACCTCCGCTGCCACCGGCGAGGTTCTCCGCTACGACGGATCCGCGTGGGTCGACGCCCAGCTGGACTACTCTGATCTGTCTGGCACTCCCCCAGTGGACTCCGACGTCACGCAGGGTGGATCTGGCTCCTCTGCCATCGACAACATCGTAACCATCTCTCAGGCAAACTACGACGCGTTGGGTACTCCCGACGCTAGCACCGTTTACTTCATTGTCTAATGGGATACTTCGGAAGTTCTGCATTTGCTGGGGTCAAGGTTGGCTCTAGTGACGTATCCAAGATCTACATTGGGTCTACTTTGGCGTGGGAACCAGCCTCCGCAGGATCAAGTGACACGGTCCTGCTCCACATGGATGGTGCAAACGGCGGTACGACATTCACAGATAGCGGTGCTAATGGGTACACGGTTAGCGTTATTGGAGCGAATGTCCAAACCAGCACTACGCAGGTGAAGTTTGGCACTGCATCTGCCTATTTTGGCACATCTGGTGGCCACTACCTTTCGATCGCCAATGCCGCCGCCCTAGATATTGGCACTCAGGATTTCACCATGGACTGCTGGATTTACTTTACCGCAGCAATGGTATCTGGGTCGGTGAATATTGCTGGAATGGGAGCTACAACCCAATCTGATCTGGCGTGGAGAGTGAAATGGGACAGCTACTTTGCTTCTTTCTTGTTTGACTACAGTACCAACGGTACGAGTTTTACTACTATGTACTTTACAGGAACCCCAACGGGCGACGCCTGGAATCACATTGCCGTAGTCAGGGCCTCAAATGTTATGAACCTATACCTGAATGGCACAAAAACAACGACCGTCGATCAGGCGAATTCAGCCAATTTCTTTGCTGGCCCAGACCTGTGGATTGGCAACAACGGTACGGCGAATCCTGGTTACCTTGACGAGTTCAGATATGACGTCGGCACTGCTCACTATACGGCTAATTTCACGCCGCCAACGGCTCCGTACTGATAGGCATACTAGCCCAGCGTTTTCGTCGGGCATGGACATCCTTCAGGAGCTGAGTTGTAACGGGGTTCCCCCAACGGGTCCCGTTTCTGCGTGGCCAAGAAGCCGTCACAGGCAACTCGTGGCGACATCGCAGGCTGCCAACCCCAGGCCAGTTCATGCCACTAAAGTCAACGCGGGTCTTGGCAAGATGGCCAGGGGTCTTGTCGGCAATGTTGGCCAAGCTATTGTAAATGGCAAGGTCTCGGAAGAGATTCGCAACGAGCGTTACGACACGTGCAAGAATTGCCCATTCTTTATTGAAGACAGCAAGCGTTGTTCCGAATGCGGCTGTTTCATGGAAGCCAAAACCTGGATTGGCGGCGACCCCAACGCGCTTTGTCCCAAGAAGAAATGGAGCCGCTGAGATGGCAGTCAAGCCAGCGGACATGGACGATTGCAGCATTAAGACCAGATGCGTGGGTGGTGTTAACGACGGGGTGGCCTATGATCCGCAAAACCCGTGCTTTTCGGGACTCACTTTTGACGACTCCGCATGTGACTGCTTCACAGAGGCTAGCTACATCGGAGCATGGGGGTATAGTAACATGACTAACCTTAGGAGTGCTAGTTCCATTGTAGTAAATATCGAACCCTCTTATGACGGCCTTGGAAGGCTCAGGACATACACTGCTGGCGTTGCAGAGCTCCCTTGTGGTTCGGGTGAGGGTAGTTCATTCGAAACCAGTCCATGCGGGGAACACCCTTCATATAGTGGAGGGGTGACTATTACGCGACTCACCAACTGCACGGGGGGTGGCGCAACCGTTGGCAATCAGTATATCTTTGCTTACATAGATGGCGTTTTAGATAACGTGCTTTTCATGAATACAGCGGTGGGACTGGGTTGCGGCGCCGATGATGATTTCAGGTCGGGCGTAGTTGGGTGGTTCTACGGAGACACTGTGCAGGAGGTTGAAGACCAGCTCGACGCCTGGATGGGAGGTAGCGGCCCTCCTTCGTCTTCGTAGTAAACAGTCGATAGGCATACTACGGGCGTAATTTCAACGGGTGAGACGCCCGAGAAACCATGTCCGAAGAGAACAAAGCTCCCGAGATGGAAGCTCCGGTTGCAGCTAACGAAGTTGAGGCTAAGGCTCCCGCCGCCACTGGCGAAGAGATGATGCCCCGCTCCGAGGCTGAAAACCTTCTCAAGGCCCTGAAGGCCGAACGCGATGCTCGTAAACAGTACGAGCGCGAACTCAAGGAGAGCAAAACTCATCTTGAGAAGTTCGCTGAGATCAACCCCGACGAGTACATGAAGCTGCAGCAGGAGGCCGCCGAGGCTGCCCGCTTGCAGGCTCAGTGGGGTGAGGCTCGCGACGCTATTGAAACCAAGTACTCTACTCAGGCTCAAGAAGCGCGTAAAGAGGCTGATGCCGCTAAGGCCGCATTGGCTGAGTACAAGAAGCGCACTGCCATGGAGAAGGTCTTCTTCGCCGCTGGTGGCCGCTCCGACGCTGCAGACGGCGTGTCGTTCTACGACATGTTCGCTCAGCAGATGCAAACCCGCTTCCGCCAGGAAGCCGATGGCTCGTTGACTGTAGTGGACGCCGCTGGCGATCCCCTGCTGGACAAAGAGTCTGGCAAGCGCATCACCCCTGAGGACTTTGTCTCTTCGTACAAGGTTCACCCGATCTACGGCACCTTTTTCAAGGGCGCCAAGGGTGCGGGCGCAGGTATCGGCTACGGCGGTACCGACACAAATGGTATGCCTGTTGAGGATCTGACTGGGCTCTCCCCCGAGGAGCTTTTCCAGCGAGCCTTTAAGTGATACCAAGATAAGTTTACGTCCCGGGGGCTTTTGCCCCCATTTTTCTTAAATAGGTATCCTTCTTATAGAGCACCCGTACAGTAAGGCCGAGACGGCTGAGCTTGGAAGGGTGTCTGCGGATACCACGAGACGTGGACCGATTCACCAAACCTAGTTCATCCATTTTTTTGAGGATCTAACAATGGCACTTACTCTTCTGGAAGCCCAGAAGCATGCTCGCACCCCCCAGGAACTGGCGGTTGTGACCGAGCTTGCTGCTGGCCAGCTCATGTCTGCACTCCCCTTCCGCAACATTGAAGGCAACGGCCTTTTCTGGAAGCGTGAAGAAGCTCTTCCCGATGTGGGATTCCGTAACTACAACGGTGCCCTGGCTGAGAGCTATGCTGAAGTCAGCCAACAGTCCGAGAGCCTGAAGCTCTTCGGTGGCGACATCAAGGTTGACCGCGCTATCGTCGACCTCGAAGGCGCTGAGGCCAAGGCTTATCAGATCCAGTCCCGCGTCCGCGCAATGCGCATGGCTTGGGAAGCTCTGTTCATCAACGGCGACTCCAACCAGTCCCCCTCTGAGTTCGACGGCCTGGCCGCTCGCATTCAGTCCGGCTCCAGCCAGTATTTCCAGAACGGCACCGCTGGTGGCCAGGCTCTGGACCTGGGCACCCTCGACGAAGCCATCGATGCTGTGGACGCCCAAGGCGGTCGTAAGTATCTGATCATGTCGAAGTCCGCTCGTCGCGCCCTGAGCCGTCAAGCTCGCACCAACACTCAGGTCGA